TCTTTTTTTAATTCGTCCGTATACTCTGTCCAGACTTTTCCATTCTTTTTTGTTTCTTCATACCTAAAAGAGCCATTATTATATGCTATTGTTAAAAGTCCATTATCAGCATAAATATATTTAATTTCTCTTCCCCATTCTTCTGCTTCCATTTTTAGTTTATGGTCTCTTACTTCGTCATCATACTGCGTCATGTATATCTTCTCCTGTTGCTAAACTGTCTTTTAAATTGTCCCTATCTTTAGGGTTCATTGTTGACTGAGGGCCTATTTTTAGTGTTTCCCAGTCCATTACACTTGTGAATCCTTCCATTTTTGCACTTCTCATTTTTGTACAGTTGAATGTAATACATTCATCTTCTGGAGCCCATGTTTCAATAGTAAAGGCTGCATCTGCTGCATCAAGAATTCCTTTTGCAAATCTAGCTTCTCCTGTATTGTCTGTTTGAAAAGGAGAGAATACAGGTACTTCATATTCCTGAGCCATGCTTTTCAGAGTCTTACTTACTTCAATTTGCTCTGTCCAGTCATACTGTCCGCTTTTAGACGGCACATTTGTTCGTTTTACTTGGTTTATATAATCTACTATAATTACACCTACATCTGTTTGATTTATTTTTGATTCCAATTCTTTTCGTATTCGAGAAAGACTTAGTACAGGGTCATACACTACATCTATTTGTCTGTCTTTATTTAATTTATTTTTCGTAAGCGTACTATGAAAAGAATCAAAATCTCTATTATCATAGAATTCAGGTAATAAATCTACTCCGCCTTCAAATCTTCCTGCCCACCATTCTGCTACTCTATTCCACTCAACATTTGTCAAGTTCTTAGTAGCTAATCTACCTATCGGTATTCTTGCACCTAATGCGCAAGCTCTTTGTAGAATAGCACGACTATCCATTTCTATTGTAAAATAGATGGCACTCTTACCTTGATTGTAAACATTATTAGCAATATTAACACAAGTAAAAGTTTTACCTGCCCCTCTACGTCCGCCTATAAGAATAAGATCTCTTGGAGAAAATTTCATAGTCTGGTCATAATCGTCATTTAATCCAAGCGGTAGATACTTTCTTAGATTTTTATCAGAATCAAATAGATTTATTGTTTTCATATCTTCTTCTGGTGGTTTCAAATCAACTCTATCCCCAATATCTAAAACTATTTGTTGTAGAGATTCTACATTTTCTTCAGCATTAGAAATGGCTACTGTCTTATCAATAAATGAGTCTAATTCCCCTAGGATTTCTACTTGGGTATATTCATTTTTTAAGTACTCGAGCAAAACCCAAGCGTCAACATCTACTTCGACTGCCTGTATTGCGTGTACTTTTTCTTGTAGTTTTCTATCACGAATGGATAGTTTAAGGTCTTCAAAAGTTGGGAGGTGATTGAAGTGTTTTAAATGGTTGGATATAACTCTAAACAGAGCCTGATACTCGCCAGGTAAATAATTCTCCCTTAGGCTGCCCCAAGTATCGAAATCTTCCTGTACTATAATCTGCTTCAGTAAAGCTGAAGTTAAGTTCAATGTATATCCTCCCAGATAAAAAGAAACGGGGGAGGATAGACCTCCCTCATCTCAAGATGAAATAAAAAGAATTAGCTAGATGCTTTTTCTTTTCTTGCTGCGCCATCGTAATCGGCACAAGTTAACCCTCTACGAGTTAGCATTGTTTTAACGCCTCTTACAGTTTTGCCAATTTCATCAGCAATAGCTTCAACAGTTAATTCACCGATGTTGCCATTTAGGTCTGCTAAAGGATCAGCTTTAGAGCTGCCTTTAGTAACCTTTTGCTTAGGTATAGCGCCAATGTCGCCACTTCTAAGTAAGCTAAGAGCCTTTCCTCTGATAGAATTAACAGTTTTGCCTAGTGCCGCTGCAATTTCTTCAACGAAAGCACCATCGTTTACCATAGTGGTAAAAGTTGCTTCTTCTTCGGGAGAGTAAGTTCTAACTGATTCTGGTTTCTCAGCTGGTTTTACATGGGAAGTAAGTTCCATTGATAGGATTTTCCCTTGTATTGATTTAGCAGAAAATGCTCCACTCTCGAAAGAGCTTGCTATGTCTGCGTAAGTGTATACGCCACTGTTGTCAGTAACGAAGTTTGATAGAGTAGCTTCTTGATCATCAGAAAAAGTTCTGTGTGATACTGAAGATGCTAACTCTACATCGAATCCCATTTTTCTCAATTTGCTAGAAACTGATCTTGTAGATGTTTCTAATTCAACTGCTGCTGTAGCTACAGTTGCTTGAGAGATAGGGCTTTCTGAACCAACAAAATCTGTGAGTTGTTGTGTTCTTTCATCTGTCCATTTTGGTAATGCCATGATTATTTTTCCTCTATAAAGTCTTTTAAATTTGTTATTATTTGAACACCCCGTAATCGGGCTGCTTGTGTTTTTGCGGATTCGACCCCGCTTTCATTTATCAAGATATTTACATCTTTAGTCAAGCTACTCTTAACAAGAAAGCCCATTTTGTTTAAAACTTCTGTGGCTGCTGCTTTCGTTTTGTAAGACTGTAGTTTGCCTGAGATACATACTACTCCTTTTTCAGTTGTTTGTTTTTGGAGTGAACCAATTTGTTGCCATCTGAAAGGAAGTCTATCATACCCATTGGCAAATTCTTCTATTAACCAATCTAGTAAATTATCTGTTGCTGTTGGGCCGAGTCCTGCTTGTTTGCAAGTTTCTTCATTTATCTCATTAATATTTCGTATTACTGAGCATATCTTGTTGGAAGCAGTGCGTCCTATCAGCTTAATAGAGAAAGCTGGTAATAAGTCAACTAAGTCAACGTTCTTACTGTTCTCTAATTCTCTATGCAGTTTAACTGCAAGTTTCTCGGATTGAAGTGCATCTATCATCATTTCAAGAGGCAGTTCGTATAGGTCGTGAAAAGTTACTACTTGTAATTTTTCTATTGTAGCGGGTCCGAGTCCCTTAATTTTAAGAGTCCTTGCAAAATGCTCAAGTTTTCTACTGGTCTTTCCAGAGCAATCTGGATTATAGCAAAATAATTGATCCTTCACCCAACTTAGCTCTGTACTACAAGTAGGGCAGTGACTAGGCGGTGTTATCGTTTGCAGTTCTTCTCTCATTTCTATTTATATATTATAACAAATTTGGGTTGCCATGTCAAGAATTATTTTTAGGGAACTCCTGAAGAATGAGAGAATCAATTTTGAAACACTCAGTGTGACCTCCAAACCTAATTTTTGGTTCGTATTTGTCATGTATATATTGTTCATGTAAGTATTGTTCTTGAATCCACACATGATAAAGAGTATCAGCCCATGTTCGTTGAATACGAATATCGTATCCTTTAAAACCGCCACTACGCTTTATAATATGTCTCCAGTCTTTACCTGAAGCTATTCCTACTTTTATGCACTCTCTTTCATGAGTTTCCCTATTAACTAGAACTATTCCGTATAAAACACCTTCGCGGTCTTTTTCTTCGGGGTGGTTCTCGAAATAGGTTTCGTTATATTTACCTATGCTTGGCACTAATGAGTCCTTTTCTGCGAACCCAGTTCTTTAAATTCCTCTAGTAAATCTTCAAAGAAATCTGCATCGGGCATTTCTTCCATCATTGTACGAAAAAACTCTATGTTAGGTACTGTTTGCCCTATTGGTATTTTGGTACAGTATACTCTATATGCTTGCTCTAGCTGCCATTCTAAATATAATATCATGGAGTTGTTCCTACAGGGCTTATTATTGCTGAAGTTATCCCTATAGTACCTGTTGTTGGAGCTGTCTGTCCAAAAATCATTGCTTCAGCTGCTTCTGGTGTTGACATTGGGGAAGTATTCCTCTTCTCATGAACTGGTGGAGTATTATCTTCACAGTCCGTTTCTCTAGCGGAAGAACCTATTACATTACCATTTATATCATAATACTTAATTACATACCAACAAATTTGTGAATATGCTGAAGGGTGTCTTTCCTCTGGTTCTACTGGTGTTTCAGCTACAACTCTTATAGCAATAAAAATCAATACTAAAGAAAAGCCTATAGCTATTGATAGTCTTGTTACTATACTTGATAATTGTTCTAAATCGTTGTCTTGCATTATAATCTCCTTACTATACGAGGGATAATTTCTCCACTTCGTATTACTTCTACTTGGCAGCCTATTTCTAAATTTAATCCTTCAATATGTGCCATATTATGTAAAGTTGCTCTACTAATCATAGCCCCATCTATTTCTATAGGGTCTAAAATAGCTACTGGAGCAACTACTCCTGACTTGCCCACATTCCAAAGAACATCAACTAATGTTGTCTCTACCCCTACTTG